AATGTTCGTACCAGAAGCAGAGTATTCAAAGCCAGTGGCAAAGTCTTCACTGACGATGGTCTCTGTGACCTTGCTGGTAGTTTCGGTGTGGGACGTAAGCGTACCCTGCTTAAAGTTCGGAATAACGGGTATCGCGACTGCGGGCTTGGCAAAGATAAAAATCTCACCAGCCAGCTGAAACATCAGCAGTAGCAAGATCCGCATCAGTCTGCAGTAACGCTGAGGATGACTTGGCCGATCGCTGTTGTACCAGCGCCACCAGCAGTGATCGTCATCGCGCCATCAGACGCAATCGTGCCAGCCAGTGTGCCAGCCACACCGCCAGAAGTCGTGGTGGTGTTTCCCAGCATTGGAATGCTTGCGACAACGCCGGAAGTCACAGAGGTTGCGCTTGGTGTTGCGTCGCCTTCGGTGAACGATTCTGAAAAGGAGAATGCGTCGCCTGCTGTTGTGATGCTGTAGTCAGCTGCCGTATAACCAACAGCACTACCAGCGGTGAGAGCACCGAGCCCACCAGCAGTGTCCAGAGTGATATTAGAACCAGACACCGAGTAGCTAGAGCCAATTCGTGTGGCCTGGGAAGCAGCGCCATCAACGGTTAGCTGGATGGAGGACTGGATTTTATGGGTGATGTCAGCGTGTGCCGCTGGAGCAGTGGCAAAGAATGCGATCAGGGGCAGAAGGCGCTTCATTTTGCGCTGACCTTGGTTTCTTTGTCCTCTACGCTAACGTCTTTCTCCTCTTTCTTCTTCTTGTTTAACTTTCCAAGAGCTGGCGTGTAAGTCGCAGCAGTTCCAGTCAGCAGTGATGCCGGAAAAGTAGGGTCTACAGCTTGCGAAAAGATTCCCAGGTAATTAGCGGTTAGAATGCCCATTGACCAAAGCAAGATGGTGATTCTTACCAGGTCACCAAGCCAAGAATGATCCGGAGCTTCTTCTTCCTGGGCTTGACTGCTGGTCGTCTCCGCCATGATGGGTCAATGCGTGGGTCGAGGCATGGTTGAAGTTTGGGCTGCTGTTGCTGGTGCGTCAATCACCGTTGCGGGTGTTGGCGTCACAGGTTTGAACCGTCAGAGCCAGCAAGGACGTGACTCGCTGGTACGGCTGACGACCGCCGTAGACAACCTAAGCAAGCAGCTCGATGTTCTCCATATCGACATTAAGAGCAAAGATGTTGAAGTGTTCGCCCGCCTCAGCGACCTGGAGCGTTCAGTAGCAAGACTGGAAGGTCATAGCGATAGACACTAGACTTTTGGCAACTACAGTAATTCGATGATTTTTCTGATCAAGCCAATCCTGTTCAGGTTTATGCAGTCAGAATCGGTAAAGACATTGATTGTTGATCTAATGCGCGCTTACGTTAAGACTACTGAAAACACTGTTGATGACAGCGTTGCTGACTTCGTGGAGCGGAACTTGTTTCCGACACGTCGTGTCGAGAAATGAAGCCACTGGTGCTGTGGCTTTGCGGATTTACAGCGTCTGTTGTCTTGGGTGTAATGCTTAGCTTTAGCCTGTCGGCGTTTATTTACGGAGCTGGTTACTTCGATGGCGTCGACGGGTGCAACACGGCAGCATTAGAGCAATGATTCGCCGGATCGGGCTCATCATGGCACCCCTTGCTTTGCTGCCTTTTTTCCAGTGGTACAGAGGCACTCCGCACCAGGATGCTGCGATCAAGGAGTTAGAAGACTCAATCCCTCAGGATTTACTGCAAGAGGATGCAGCGTGGTTTGAGGCTTGGAAAGAAAGCGGAATCGCTCAACGCGCTTATGTTCCGTACTTCAACCAGCTCGATGACGAATCTAACGAGGGTTATCGAATGTGCTTTACGGCAGCAGCTGCAATGGTCGCCGCCACAATGGGCAAGGTAAATACCTATGCAGAGTACAAAAAAGTCAGAGAAAAGTTTGGGGATACTACTTTGGTCGGGGCCCATCTAGACGCCTTGAGGTCTTTAGGGCTGAATGCTGAGTTTCGCACAGATGCAGACGACGCATTGATTGAAGCTGAAATTGCATCAGGTCGGCCAGTGCTCGTTGGTTGGCTACACCACGGTGATTTATTGCTAGGCGAGCCCCCGCAGTGCTCTTCTTGGGCCTGCGGCCATTGGAGTGTTGTTACGGGTTATGAAGGCATCAACTCTGCTAACAGCAACTGGGTGATGCATGACCCAATGGGGATGCCAAATATTGAGCGAGGCGGTCACGCAAGAAGGCATGGCGGAAAAAACGTCAAGGTTTCTAGGGCTGCATTCAGGCAACGCTGGCAAGTTGAAGGCCCTGGAACGGGGTGGGTCATCCTTGTTGATGACGAGTAAGGTGTGCCTTTAATTAGGTTGCATGGCTGTTCTATCTGACTGGGAAATTCGCGCTAGGTGTGAGGCGGGCAGCCAGATGGTTTGGCCTTTTGCGCCTGAACTGTTGAATCCAGCAAGTCTTGACGTACGTCTTGGTCCAAACCTGATGATTGAGGTTATGGACTCAGCAGAGTTGATTCAGATCGATATTTCAACTCGTACCAAGGATGACCCATACCTTCTCCTGCCCGGCGAGTTTTGCTTGGCTGAAACTGTTGAGCAGTTTGATTTACCAAACGACGTCAGCGCGCAGTTTGTACTCAAGTCAAGTCGTGCCAGAGAGGGTTTCAACCATCTTCTTGCTGGCTGGTGCGATCCAGGCTGGCACGGAAGCAAGCTCACACTCGAACTAAAGAATGAGCGCCGCCACCATGCGCTGGAACTCTACCCAAACCTAAGGATCGGGCAGATAGTGTTCCACCTGATGAGCGCTATCCCTGCACGGAGCTATGCAGTCACAGGCCACTACAACAACCATCTGCAGGTGATGCCTTCTGTTGCGTAATGGGTGACTGGTACTGGCTTTGGTCATATTTGGTCGCATTTTGGAGCACAGTCGTAGTCGGCTGTGCTCAGCCTGTTAATTGGCAAAACTGTTGGCCACCGCATGAGTGGTTGGTCCCATACGTGCAGGATTACATTGACGCCAAGCGTCCTTACGCTAAAGAGAAGGAAATCTTGGAGTCTCTGGAGCGATCCGATGGGCTGGGCGGACTGGATGGTGGTCAACCAAAGCCTTGAGGAAGAGCTTGAGCTAGAGCGAAGCGTCCGAGGCATCTACAGATGCGACGGTGTAGAAGAAATCCAAAAGCTGTGTGAATCCCTGGTTCGTCAAAACTGGCATCAAACAAAGCTGCTAAAGCAAGCCGTACACCACATTGCAGAGATGGACGCATCCCTAGTTTGTGGTGAGACTTAGTAGTCCACAAATACGATTCCCGTTTTGATCGTTAAAAGCCTTTGTGCTCTCACGACCTCGCGGAGCGTTTTGTAGGTACAGGCGTCTTCGCGCTTAGTAGTAAAAAGTGCAAACCCTGTGTCGTTATAGATAGCGGAGACGTAATGCGAGTCGTGAAAGCACCGCAGCGCGTAACGCATAGTCAGCTGTCCTTTTTAGTGCGCCCCTCGATACGACGGCGAACAGAGTTGCGCCACTCGATCTGGTCCGCGGTTTCCGCATCACTGTAGACATCTGACGGCGTGTTCATCCTGAGTTCTTCATAAACAACATCACGAATCCAAGCGGTGGCACGTTTGCCGGCTTTCTTGGCTTCTTGCTGAACCAGCTCTGCGCGATTGGGATCCAAAAGAATTTGGAAATACGCCTTATTGCCGTGTCGAAGGGCCATAACTACTACTCTACTACATAGATACTACCATAGTACCGAATCATCTACTTTTTTCTTCCACGCGGTCGCTTGAGCACGTCGAGCTTGGGCGCGCTGGTTCGTGCAGCCCGCCCGTACTTCCCTGGCACGTTCCAGGAACATTGCCGCTCGCTGCAGATCAGCAGTAGTTGCCGTGCGAATCGCTTGGTTTAGCCGCTCCATAATTATTTGTCTGCCTGTACGCGGCATCCATCGCCTGCCAAAAGTCTTTGTAGTAACTTACCGCTTTTCCTACGACGCAGCACCAGCCCTGGTCCGTGTAGTACACCTTGGCCATCAGTGGACCTCGCTCCAAGTTTTACCAACGGACACTTCAGCCAACGCGGGAATATCGCCCAGCCACTTAGCCTCTGCATCCTCCATAACGTGTTTTAGGAGTCCCGCCCAGAACTCGGCAGCGTCTTGCCGGACTAAAAGCAAGATTTCGTCATGTACTGCCGCTGCAATCCGTACGGTGTCTTCTTTGCCTTGCACCAGTGGCCACAGCTTACCAAGCGCGCATTTAAGGATCGCCGCACCAGCGCCTTGGATTGGTGTGTTGCATCTCACAGTCAGTCGATTCGTATCGCCTTTGAGGTACCGGCGCATCCCCGTCAGCGGGACACGGATAGCAGCCCATGGATCGTCAGCCGTTGTATCCGCCTCTTCAGCGTTCTTTTTCTGCCAATCCGCAATGCCCTGGAACGTGCGTAACCAGTCACTCCTAACTTCCGCTGCACGCTCTTGGCTCATCGTGATGCCCATAGCGCCTGCATAGTTCCGGAGCCCAGTGGCCCCGGATCCATACAGCAAACCGAAGTTGGCGGACTTAGCGGTTTGCCGATCGCAGCCTATAGCTTCTGCAGTAACTGTGTGCGGATCTTCCCCACGCTGGAACGCCTCGATCATCCTCTTGTCACTAGCAACGGCAGCTGCAAGGCGCAGCTCCATCTGGCCAAAATCAGCGTCAACCAGCAACCAACCCTCAGGCGCTTCAACGCAACTGCGGAACTGCTTATCGCGTGGAATCTGCTGATTGTTGGGCTTGATGCAACTCATCCGTCCGGTATCCGCACCAAGCTGCATATAGCTGGCGCGTACAAAACCATCCGGGCCCATCTTTTCCTGGATCGACTCAATCATCTGCCGCCGCTTCTCACACTTTTTCCACTCCAAGTAAACCTGCACAACTTCATGATCCGCCGCGTAACTTCTAAGCGCTTGTCTCGATGCGCTGGGCTTACCCTTCGCATCCTTAGGTGCTTCAGGGAGTATGTGACTAAGTTTTTCTATAAGTTGCTGCGGGCTATTTATGTTGAAGCCTTTGTACTTCTTCGTACCACGTCGGATACTACCCTCATCCTTGGTACGTGTGTTGAAAGTAGTGCAGTTTTCTAAGGTCTCGATCTCGGCGTACCACTTCTCGTACAGGTCGTCGTCATGACCCATCTCAGTAACCTTACCCTTCAAATACTGCAACCTTTTTTCATCACGTTCACGAGGCAGTTTGTGTTCCGCAGGCAGCGAATTGTCTAAAAGAACCAAGAAATCTTGCTTCAGCTGGGTAATATCGTGTTCATAATCAATTTTGCGCTGCTGTAGATTATCCTTATTCCAGGGTAATCCTGTGCGCCACATCTGTGCCATTGCCGGTAGTGCACGACACTCCAACATAAAAGCATCTTCTACTTTAGCTATTTTGATACGTTCAACTAATTCAGGGTAAAGATCTATCAACGCAAATACATCTTCTGCCGCGTAATCGAGCTGCTCTTGCGAGAGCGTGCCACTCCAATCAGAACGCTGCTGCTCTTTAGAAAGCTTCCGCCCTAAATGCCGCTTAACAAGACTGTCGAGACCATGTTTAAGCGCAGGAATACCGTTTTGAATTAGACGGCTAGCCAGCATTGTGCAGTTCCAAATGCCGCGCGGGTAAATTTCGTAGGCTTGCAACCACCCCAGGTCAAAAACAGCGTTATGTGCGATCCACGTTCTAGACCGCTCATGAAAAAACTGCCGTAGCGGATCCCAGTTTTCAACTAGAAAACAGTCAATAACAACAACGACTCGACTGTCGATACCGCCCAGCTGAAGAAGCCGCAGCTTATTGCGCTCTGGCTGCAGCTGGAGCGTTTCTGTGTCAAAGCAAATTAAATCGTCAGCATCGAGCTTGTTCAGGTGCTCAATGCCCTGGAAAAATCTAGGAGACATGGGTGGTCTGAATACTTAGTTAGAGTAGCACACTACTAGGCTGTAAGCGCTTCCAGCAGCGGAAAATAGCCCAAGTCGTAAGGAGTCATAACGGAAACGTCGATGCCGCATTCCAGTGCAGCAGCGACCTGGCACTCAAACTGCATGTAGCCGTCCTCGTCATCCTCGTAGACGACTTGCTCGACGGCCAACGCGACGTCATCTCTTCCGTAACTCGTGAAACGTGCCAGTGCAAGAGCGTTGCTGTCCTCAGGGATGACGACCTTGCAGAACTGAAGCTTGACGTCGTCCTTCATGCTGGCAAACCGTCTAAATGGAGTATGCCGGTTCTGGGCTTGCTTGCGGCAAAGGAAAAAGTAAACACGCAGAGCCCTTTTACGCAGCCAGCTCATTGATCACAACGGCGACGGTCTGCTCAACTTGCCTGGGATCAATGCCAAACCCAATCCGACGACGAACAACCTGCACAAGTTTGTTGTAATCAACCGGACTAAGATTCTGCCCCTGGATCGGTGTGTTAAGAATCTTTTCGCGTGCCAGCTCAGAGCGCGAGACTTTGCGATCGGACGCCTCTTTATCGAGGCGTTCAATCACGTCTACAGGCAGACGAACTTCAATTTTGCGGGTGGTCATAGATACTCCGTGTAAAAAGCACTGCCTGGGCCGTACATAGCAATTATCTCAGGAAAAGCATCTAGCACCCTGGAACGATTGCGCGGGTCGGCAGTTAATGCAGCGTTGGCAAGTTTAGAAATGAACGACCCACCGAAGTGGGCCGCTGTTTTGACGGTGTGGTGAACCTGAGAGTCGGTCACTGCTCTATGGATTCTGTGAGTACAGTAGCACATTAGCCATACTTGGTAAGGCCTGCAGCATCCCGAGCCTTAAGAGCCTCTTTCCAGCCCTCTGGAGGCTCTGGGATTCCCCAGCGACTCATGAGACACCACTCCCAGTAAAGGATGCGCTCTTTTTCGGTACGAGGGCGGCGAACCGTTGAGTACATAGGACTATGCCCACTTGGTCCAGGAGTCCGGGAGACCGTCATCCACCCTATGTCTGTCAATAAACGCGTCAAAACTCGAATCCGTTGCGCTGGAAGGGTTTTTAACGACAATCGACTTTGTCAAAAGTTCCGCTTTTGTCAAAAGTCCCTCCCCCTGGAGCGTTCCAGGGCTCTCTACTGACTCATTATTAGTCTTTTGAGTCTCATCTTCTACGTACTTTTGACAATCGAGAGACTTTTGACAATCCTCTTTGTCATTTAAAACCGCTGCAGCAGAAGGAGTTTCCGTTTTGACGTCCCCTGGGACGGACACCCCACGCGCGCGCGCGTGCGAAAGAAACCCACCTGGAACGTCCACGGCCAGTGCTCGCCAGAAAGTCGGTTTCCGGCCTTTGCACTTGAAGTCCTCTGGGGGAGCGCAGCGTTCAATGAGCTGCTGACCCTCCAGCTTCTCAAGGGCGTACTTGATGGCGCGTCTCTTGTGCTCGCCCCCTAGCTCCACGTGGTCGATCCAGGTCTGGATGCTCCACGGCTGACGGTCTGCCCGCATCTCTTCGAGCATGTCCAGCATCTGCCGGGTTGGTCCGTTCAGGTTTTCCTTCTTCTTGGGCATTGGAGCGATTTGATAGGTGTAGTCGCTCTTCAATGAGAAGGCCATCGCTTGGCCCTCACGGTCATCCCTGGACTTCTCCACGGTCACCATGCGGGTGTTTTCACGCAGACCTAGCTCAGCTAGATCCTTGTTCTCAAGGCGCTGCATATTCCAGGTCTCATCAACCGCAGCCCGGATCGCACTCGTACCTCGGAAGCTGCCGTTGCGGTTGTTGTGGTGGATCACGATGATCGTGCAGGCCCCGAAATCCACGCCATTACGCCGTGCAAGCTTCTTCAGAGGCAGCGCATACTCCCTCCGGTTCTCTTCGTATGGGTTGGAGTCATTACAGCCGTCCAAGCTGTCGATAACGATCAGGTCGTACACCCCTGGAACGCTTTGGCCGTTTTCGTTGACGCCGCCGCCCTGGAGCTTACGGAAGCGTGCATACCAACTCATATCCCACTCGCTGACCACATCAACGTTGCGGTCCACGCCGATGAGGTTGAACTGCCGCCGCACGATGCGCTCACTTTGATCGCCGTTAAGCCACAGGCAGCGGCCCTTAGGCACCGCTACGTGCGCTCCGTGGACGTTGAAGGGCTTTCCCTGGCTGATGTGCTTACAGAGGGTCTGACACATCGCAGATTTGCCCGTACCGCCGTCTGCATGGATCAGCAGCAACCAAGGTTTGGGGATCAAACCAGGAATCAAGTAATCGAACCCCTCGTCATTCAGATCTTGCACATCCCTGGGACGGAATTCTTTATTCCGCTCAAAGGTGAGGTGGGCATCGAGCATCTTGTCGATCGCCGCAGCTCCTTCCCTGGCACGCCCAGCTTCCAGAGCAAGCTGAGTCTTGGCTTGATCCAGTAGAGCCGGGTTCTCGAATGTATTTTCAAGCTCCAGAGCCCGATCGATCACCTCCTGGCCCGTGAGGTATTCAAGCTTGTACTTAATCGGCGTCGCCTCGATCTCCGCCACCAGTCGTGCAAGATCGTCCCTTTGAAATCGCTTACGGTCCCGATCAACTAAATCGGCCTGACGAATCAACGAGCCAAAACCAAGCCCACCACTACGGAAACCGCTTTCCCAACGATCAGCGCAGGGATTTTTGCCGTTATCCCAATCGTGGGCATATTCGTTATCACGGCGGCTCCACTCTTCCCACAGCTTCAAGCCATCCTCATTAGGCAGCTCGCTGTGGATCATCGCGCCGATTTCCCACCAAAACTGCTCACTGTTGGCACCACGAGGCTCAATAACGCTCAAACAACTTTGAGCAATCGCAATCTTTTCTTCCCTGGAACGGTTCGAATAACGAGTGTCCTTAAGTTTGCGGCCAGTATCACGCTTATTCAGCTTGCGGTGCTGTTCACGCATCCGCTCCAAAAGCCATTCAGGAGCATCAGGAATTGCGTTTACATCTCCCTCAAAGGTGTACTCGCCACCATCTTTATAGGCACCAAAAAGAAGACCTTGACGACCCCAAAGAACTTCCCAACCTTCGTGCCCAGCAGCTGCATGACTAAGATCTGCAACGTTCAGCCACTGATCCTCTGGAACGTAAAAGAGGAACTTGGCAGCATTTGGTTTGGGAGAACGGATTTGGGGAGCCTTCTGGAGATCGGCTCCCCATTTTTCTTGAATAGATCCCAGATTGAGATCCACATCAAAAATGACGAGACCCCCAGACCGCTGTCCGGTGTAGACGCCCACTGCCTGGAACGTCTCGGGGGCCTTTTCGATATATCCAGCAGTCGCTTCCGGAGTGATGTCTTCTCTGGATGCGCGCCCGAGGGGAGACTTGCCGCAAGCTTCGCGGCCATTAGGCATCACCACGCCTTTGGCGTAGATCGGTGCAGTCGCCCAATCACGGGGCAATGACCGCACAAATTCAACGAGATTCATTTGCTACACTAGAGACGCGGATGTTCACAAGCACCCCTCAGATGCCTGACCAGCACTGGGGGGTTTTTTCATGGTAACGCACTTGACAGGGTGCGTCACCGTGCTACATTAGTGCTGCACCGGGCATCGCGCCCACAGCAAAACATCCATGGGATTCATCTCCAGCAAAAACAAAGCAGCCGCATCAGGCGGCAGCGGCGGCGGTTACCTCAACCCCTCCAAGATCCAAAGTGGCGGCAACGTCCGCTTCGCTCTCCTCGCTGACCAACCTCTCGAGTTCTTCGAGTGCTGGGGCGAGACCGCTGAGGGCAGCGTCAAGCCTTTCCGCTTCACAGAAGACCCAAGCCCCGACGACATCGAGGCAGAAATGGGCCCTGACTACAGCCGTCGCATGAACCGCGAAGGCACTGCACCTGAGAAGGTGAAGTTCGCCATTGCCGTGCCGGTTTACAACTACGAAACCAGCAGCGTTCAGATCATGCAGCTCTCTCAAAAGAGCCTGCAAAACGAGCT